TTTGTGTTTGTGTTGAAAATCAAAAATTTGGCTAGAAGATATTGATTTCCAAATCAAGCCGCTACCGGCTGCTGACCACGCTTGGCATCGAGAGCCTCACGAACGATTCGAGCCTCTTCTTCCTGCTTACGCTTCCGCTCGGCCTTACGAGCCTCCCTGTCGGAAGTCTCCTTAGCCTTGCGGGTTTCGTAATCAGCCTTCTGCTTGGCGAGCGACGCCTCATCCAGACCGAGAACCCACTCAAGAGTTACGCGAGCGCCATCTTCGGCATTCTTCGCCTTGGCGTTCTTGAGCAAATCCTTGAGAACGGTGAGATTCACGTACTGTTCACGAAGCTCCGGCAGCTTACGGAGCCGAGGAATCGCATTGAATTCCTCCGCACCGGGAGCGCGACCAGCACGGCGAGCATCACGGATTTCCTTAGCACGAGCATTCACCGTCGGTGAAAACTCGGAAGGACTCATCGTCATCGCACGCTCAATGAAGGGAACCTGCTCCTCGGTCGGAAGCTTTGCAAGAGCAAAGGCATTCGACACAATGATTTTGCCTGCATCAACAAGCTTCTGGATATCCTCAGAAAGCTTGAGAAGGCCGAGACGGGAATGAATCCAAGCCGGAGAAACGCACAGATCAGTAGCAATCTGGGCAACAGTCAGCGTCGGGCTGTTAGCCATCATGCGTTGAAGCTGATGAGTGAATTCAACCGGACGGGTTTCGACTTTGTGCAGGTTGGCCATGACCTGCATATGCAGGACTTCCTGCTTCTCAACTGATTTCACAATCGCCGGAATCTTCGTAAGGCCAGCGTCCTGCGAAGCGGTGAAACGGTGCAGACCGTCGATCAACTCGTAGAATTCCGTGCCACCAGCGTCCTTCATCGGACGGACAGAAATGGCGTTCAGAATACCGCTTTTGCGGATTGAATCAACAAGACCCTTGTATTGTTCGGACTCCCGGTTGACACTACGCAAGGCAACTTCGTTTTCACGAATATCCTTGAGAGGAATCAACATTGGTTGCCCTTGATTACCGTCAGACATGTGCAAGCTCCCTGTAGGGTGGTGAATGATGCCAGAATCAAATCGAATTTCTCAGAATCAAATCAATTTGCCGAATTTCATCAATATCTTCTAGCCATCATATAATACGCTCATTTCCTACTTTTCTCTAATCGTTCGCCTGATCGCGCGAGCCGGGCAGTTAGTGAATGAGAGGTAACCGGCAAGGCGTATACTTTTCCTATTCTCTTTTTCTTTTTGTATACAACTACCCATAAATAAATAACTAACTAACTAAGAAAAAGGATTAGAGAAAAGTAGGAAATGAGCGTATTATATGATGGAGAGATTGCTGCGTTTCACTCCACTGATTTGATTTTACATTTTGAGTCTAGGAACAATTCACATGACGACCCGCACAGAGGCAATAACCAATTTTCTTAATGCCCGAACACACCCTGATCTAGCTGCCTTATACAACTATGATATGGAGGTACAGGTTCTAGTAGCTCAAGACGGCGGAGAAAGAATCAATGGTGAATATCAAGGCCGTAAATGGCATGGGTGGACGGACGGTATTCAGGTGTGGAAGCCTTTTCGTGTTCCCTATAACGCAGGCACTAAGCCAGAATTCACTGATTCAGAAATCAAATTCGATCTAGACGCTCATGCCGAAGGTATTGGCATGACTGGATGGGATTGGGTGAAGCGTTGTTCTCGGTGGGTCGCGTTTGATTTTGATGCCATTGTTGGCCACTCGGAGAGACACAATGCTAAGCTATCTGTAGAACAGTTGCAAGAGGTTGAAAGCAAAGCGAAAGAGATACCTTGGATATCTGTTAGACGCTCTGCTGGAGGAAAGGGCCTTCACCTCTACGTTTTCCTTGATCCTGTTGTTGATACTGCTAACCATCATGAACATGCTGCTCTTGCTCGCAGCATTCTTGGCACTTTGAGTGCGATGACTGGCTTTGATTTTGACAGCAAAGTAGATATATGCGGCGGGAACATGTGGGTGTGGCATCGCAAGATGCAATCATCCAATGGTCTTACTCTCGTCAAGCAAGGTGAGCCGTTAGATAATGTTCCTGTTAACTGGCGTGACCATCTAGAGGTTGTAAAGGGTAAGAGTCGGCGTAATCTGCCTTCCTTTGTCAAAGAAACAGGCGTCGAGCTTGACATCTTTGACCAGTTGTGCGGGACACAAAGCAATGTACCTCTCGATGACGATCATAAGAAACTGTTGACGTTTCTGCAATCAAACGAGTCGTTTGCATGGTGGGATCAAGATAGGCATATGCTCGTTTGTCATTCACATGATCTAAAGGTTGCCCACGACGAGTTGCACCTTAAAGGAATTTTTCATACTCTCGCACAAGGTACGGAAAGTGGTCAAGATCAAAACTGCTATGCCTTCCCTCTCCGAGCAGGTGCATGGGTTGTTCGCCGGCATACAAAAGGTGTCGCAGAACACACGACATGGGATCAGGACGCCAGCGGATGGACTCGCTGTTTCTACAATCAAGAACCGGATCTCAAAACAGCTTGTCAAGCCTTCGGAGCTATCGAAGATCCGAAAACGGGTCAGTTTGTTTTCCGCGAAGCAGAAATGGCCATCGAAGCTGCAAAAGCTCTTGGCAAAACTATAAGCCTGCCTGCATCAATGGGAATCCATCGCACGACGAAACTATCTGTGCATAAGAGTGGTCGTTTGGTTTGCGAAATTGATGCTACACCGCACGACGATGCGAAGTCTCTCCAAGGGTGGCTGGCTAAGAAAGACAAGTGGATAAAGGTGTTTGATGGTAGAATCGAAAACCGAAAAGACGATCTTGAGGTTGAAAACTATGACGATCTAATCAGGCACGTTGTAGTGGAAAGCTCACGAGCCGACTACGGGTGGCTTATTAGAAGCATGGGAGCGTGGAACGAAGAACCGTTGACTCATATCAATGCTGCTCTCAAAGCAATGGGACTCAATCCCAAAGAGCTTAGTGGCGTCGTAGGTAAGGCTGTCGTGCAATGCTGGTTGTTAGTGAATCGTCCGTTTCAGCCCGAGTATCCGGGCGATAGACAATGGAATCGGAATGCTGCACAGTTACGCTTCACACCCTCACAGGAAGAAAATCTGACGTATCCTACGTGGCTCAAGCTGCTTGACCATTGCGGTGAAGGATTGAATGAAGCGATTTCAACAAACAAATGGTGCAAGGAAAATGCCGTTAAGACTGGTTCAGACTACTTGAAGATATGGGTAGCCAGTATGTTCCAAGAGCCGGAGCAGCCGCTACCGTATCTGTTCTTTTATTCGCCGGAACAGAATACTGGCAAGTCGTCGTTTCATGAAGCCCTCTCATTACTGATGACACGAGGCTATCAACGAGCAGATAACGCATTGATTTCACAATCGGGCTTCAACGGTGAATTGGAATCCACTGTATTGTGCGTCGTTGAAGAAACTGACCTCAAGAAAAATAAGACTGCATCCAACCGCATTAAGGATTGGGTTACAGGCCGGCAAATCAATATTCATAAGAAGCAGAATACGCCGTATCACGTAATCAATACAACGCATTGGGTGCAATGTTCCAACGACTACGATGCTTGTCCGATGTTCCCCGGCGATACGCGTATCGTTATGATTCGCGTACCTGCTTTGAAAGAAATGATTCCGAAACGTGATCTGATTCCTCTACTTGAAAAGGAGGCTGCTAATTTTCTCGGTGCTGTCATGCGTCTCGAATTACCACGCTCCAATGATCGCTTGAATGTTCCTGTAATCGAAACCGCTGAAAAATCAGCAGCTATTGAAAGCAATAAGACATCGCTCCAATTGTTCATTGAGAAATTTACTTACAATGTTCCCGGAGAGACGATTGAATTCGCCGAATTTTATGACAGGTATCTTGAGTATCTTGACGTTTCTGAGGTCGGCGACTGGTCAAAGAAACGAACCAGTCAAGAGTTTCCACCGCACTATCCGAAGGGTGGAGCAACATGGGCGAAGAACAAATTGCATGTAGGCAATATCTCATGGGAAAATAAAGAAGCGTCTGGAATCAAATTGCACGTTAACAATGGAGTGATGACTAAGCTATGAAAAAGAACCAGTCTCAAATAAAATCAACGACCATTACTTATAATGAGAGTGATAAGAAAACTGGTGTTGATTTTCGCGACGGTAAATTATCCTATGTCGGTATGTTCATAGATCATTGGAAGCCTGCGGAATGCTTGAAAAAACTTGCCGCTATTGTAAAGGAACACCAATGCGGATAATCGGTTTTGGGCATCGTCGCAGGGTCGGTAAAGATACCTGTGCCAAGTTTCTAAGCATCATTCTGAGGATGAAGAATCGTGATGTTAAGAAGGTTGGTTTTTCAGATGAACTTTACCGCATCTGCCATCAACTCTACAAGTGGGCAGGCTTCAAGACTAAGGAGTATTACGAAGAACATGGCCATCTAAAGGAAGTCAAACTCGCCGCTGTCAATCGAACACCGAGAGAGATTCTTATTGACGTTGGCATGAAGATGCGTGAACAAGACCCTTACGTCTGGATCGACCAAGCTTTGCGTGGAACGCATTGTGAGTTTCTAATCATGGCGGATGTTCGTTTTCACAATGAAGTTTCTAGAATCAAAGAGCTTGGCGGACAATGTATCAAAATTGAACGTCCCGGTATTGAGAAATTTGACGATCCAGCGGATGCTGACCTCAAGAATTGGGATCAGTGGGATCAGATATTGGTGAACGATGGCACGTTAAGTAATCTCAATGACCAGATGATGACTTTAGCGGAGAATCTTCTTGCTTAGAGTTTGGATCGAAATGACTGCTTTTGATTCTTTGATTCTAGCAGCTACGATTTGTTGCTGTTTCTTTAATCTATAATTGGTGGAAACATGGCTAAGAAACTTCTAATCTTGGACAACCATCCTTTTGCTTTCCCTGAAATGCAGGTTTTTCCTGCCTACGTGTATAACGTGGTCGATGGCGATACCATTGATTGTGTGATCGCCTTGCCCTTTGACAACATCGGATACGAACGCTTACGAGTCCGCGGTATCGACACGCCGGAACGTGGACAATTTGGTTGGGACGAAGCGACGAGTCTAACTGCTTCCCTTGTAATGGGAAAGCAGGTGAAAATCATTACCTACAAGGATAACAAGACGCTTGGACGATACGTTGCAGACGTATTCTTTATGACGAAAAGTGGTTGGGTTTCTCTCGCTGGTGAACTGAAAAGGAATAACTTTTGAAATGCCTGCTCAAAATATATTCTCGTTTTCGTTCAGAGGAAACACGCTTTTGGGATTTGGTAAATATTAAAAGTGAACTTGAATGTTGGCTTTGGCAAGGCTATATTAAGAAAGATAGTGGTTTGCGACAGACAATAAAGAAACTGTCCGTTACGCATACGCAAACAAAATTGGGCCCATCGGATCTTTATTTGTTTTGCACAAGTGCGATACTCGGGCATGTGTCAACCCGGCACATTTGTTTCTAGGCACAAATGATGAGAATATGCAAGACATGCTTAGTAAAAATAGGCAACAAGATCACCGCACATTGTTTCCCGAAACAAAAAAGAAAATCCTGCAATTATTCATTGCAGGATTTCAAGAAACTCTATTGCAAAACAATGTAATTGTTCTTGCGATACAGTTTGTTAATTCTTTTTGAAAGGCTTTCTGATGGCAATGTCGCTCATACACTTAAATGGGAACTTGCTTTGTAGTATAGATACCGAAACGACTGGCCTTATTCCCGGCAAACACGATATTATCCAAGTAGCCGTCGTACCGCTTGATTCTAACCTCCAACCATTGAAAGAGATTCACGGTCGGCTGTTGCTTCCTTTTGTTCTTGACATCATTCCAAAGCGTCCACACAATATTGAAAAGGAAGCAATGCGTGTCAACGGGAGGCAGCTATCCGAATTGATGCGGACAGCTACCGAACCGTTCAAAGCTGCCGATATGTTCGAGGAATGGTTTGAGAGTTTGAAATTGGGCATAGGCAAAAAGATAGCCCCGCTCGGACAGAATTATCCGTTTGATCGTGGTTTCTTAATCGACTGGTTGGGTGATCTTAACTACGATCAGTTTTTTGATTACAACATCAGAGACACCAAGAGTACAGCACTCTTTCTTAACGATCTGGCCGACTCGAAGGCTGAACCTTGCCCGTATCCAAAGTATAAGCTGTCGTCTCTTTGCGAACGCCTAGGTGTCTCTCTAGAGAAGGCACACGATGCTCTGGCTGACGCACGGGCAACGGCGGAGGTGTATCGTCGGATGATTCTAGCTGCGAAATAAGCATCCAAGTCCATTTACCTGTTCTCCGAAGCCGCTCGTCTGCGTCAAGCAGGCGGGCGGCTTTTTTGTACCCATCAGATTTTCGGGGA